CAGTCTCTGACCTCACTCGAAAGAGCGAGGGTTTTACCTACGTTTCCGTAGGCACCCACGTCCGCCGAATCAGGGTTTTGTACCTGATGGCTGTCTTCTCAAGATGACCTCTCCCGCGCCCTAGTAAGGGAACGTGAAAGAACTTGAGAAGAGCGGCAAACCCGTCTAACCGATCCCGCCTTTTCAGCGGTTTCAGTGCATAAGCTCGAGTTTCGAGCCGATGCAAGCGGCGGTTCCACTTATGTGGTTCCATCGCGTCAAGACGTGTATGCCACCCTAGTACAGCTGTACGAGAAGATACTAACGGTAAAGTTTCGCCTAGGCGATCCTCTACCTCTCTTCTGATACAGTCAGCAGCCTTGTAATAGCATTTCAACCACATGTGGTTGGAAAACTCTACAAGGGACTGTAAAGCACTAGGCTCAGTGGACGGTTGGTCTGGGCGATGTCGTAAGTACAAAGGCGTTACTTCAACACCATTGTAAGCATCGACACCGCAGCTTTCCTTAAACTTACCAGTAAGGAAGCTCTTATCGTTGTTGACTTTCAGTCCACAACGCTCCAGCCAGATTACCACCTGGTGAGCATACTCCGATGTTACGATAATGTCATCACCGTAACACCGTATATGCCTCGAAGCGCCTAACACGTTCCTGTAAGTTGGCTTTCGGCCGGCTTTGTCCAAGATGGCTGCGATACCAATAACGGTAAAGCATACACTCTGGACGGGAAATGTTAAAGCGTTACCCATCCCGGCAAATTTACTCAGTTCAGCCGTGAATAAATCACATTGAACATGAGTAGATCGACTATCCATCATAAGACCATGAAAGGTCTCTTTCGCACCGAAAATGGCCTCCACAACCGTAAGGCTGAGGCGGTCACTAGCGGACGACAAGTCGATGGTAGCCCAGTTGTCGAGAAGGGAGCCTTCCAGCGCCAACTTTTGGTTAACGGTCTGGTCGGTTAGTGCTAAACTATTACTAAGAATCTTACAACGGGCTATAGAATCCCGAAGCAAGATGTTAAGTCCTTGTTGGCAATATTGCTTCACAAGAGGCTCAACAGTAATTGTTCGTCTCGATGTCGAATTCTTCGGTACCGAGATTAGTCTAGCACAACTTCGAGAAGCCATGTCTTCGAGGGTACTTCCTTTCGATAGATCTAACACTTTCTCCTCTAGAACCTCGCTTTCGCGAGCTATAGCGAAGAAGTCATTTAGACCGTACGATAGGATATCAAAGCTATCATTCTCGATAGCATTGAATAGCTCTGACCACTTCTGGTTCGAACTTAATCCCTCAACGACAGCGCCAGGTCCATGTTTGTAAGTAGCTAGTTCTGACTCCTGAGAATCTAAGTCAGGTAAGACATACTTACTCACAAGTCGCAACATATGAGCAACACGGTCCTCTAGAACTAGAGAAGCCGCTATCTCATCTGTCGCGAGAAATGACCTTTTTGCCTTCAAGTCAAGATAAACATCTGACTCGTCGGTTAGGGTCACTTTCTTAAAGAGATAACAAATCTGTCGAAGATTCGTTATTACACCCTGATTAGGGGTCTCTTTAAGACAACCTGTGACGGGTACAAAAACTTCACTCAGCATACCTGAGAATAATCTCGGGATTGCCGATCCTTTAGCTTTTGCAAAGCCATAAGGACAGGTGAACCGTCCAGAAGCTAAGCCCTGATCAAGGGCCTTGCCAATGGAAGGAAGGGTCACGGCAAAAAGGCCGTATCCCTCATGTTTGTACCTACGCTTAAGCGTCTGTAAGTCACGCTTAAGGCCTTGCACACCAGGTTCAAGCCTACTGAAATCATCCAGCAGGCTTAATAGGAGAACTATCGGACTTTTCATTATCGCCTCCAGTTGTAGGTGGTAGATAATTCCGAGTCTTAGCTCCCTGAAAGTTGCCAGAAAATGACAACTCATCGCGCCCATTTTGGGCTGTACTCGAGCACCCTACGGTTAGAACAGCGAGAATAATAGCTGCACTAAACCATAGAGTGACCCGAATACACCAACTGAGAAAATAGTCCCTGTAATAATCGTTGTGGAATGGATACATAGAAGTCTCCAATCCATTTCGATTACGACTGGAACTGAATCAGTTTGGCGGTAGTCACTTCCGAGTCATCTCGAAAGTCCGTCAAAGCTTTACAAAGTGCGACAATCGCCGCATCCGTAAAACCATAAACGGGCCTAGAAATACTCAGAGACACGGACGCTACTTGCGGCCGGGTCAAGCCAGTATAAGGATCGACGGCGTTCACCGACTGCGTCATTTGAACGTAGTGGCGATTGCCATTCTTTCCCTTAGTGTGGTTGATGACAACGGAATAACCGTTGCCACCAGTATCCACACGCTCCGAACCATAACCATCGCTTCGCACAATTGTGAAGACGAGGGAAGGTGTAGGAGCGGCTGCGGCTACAGTGACTGGATCAGGAAGCATAAAACGTCTCCGGTAATAAATGGGGATCTCGTCAGCGGAATGCTGGCGATGACCTAAGTTTGCCTGCTTGCTGTATTAAAGCAGCGAGGATCGACGCCTGATAGGTCGTCAAAGACGACACATCAGATGTCTTTTGCACACTTAGGATACTCGCGATATCCTTTCGTAATTGAAAGGAAAAGTCGAGGACAGAGGTATGTCGGTTAACCTGAGTTGTGACAAAGTCCCAACCAGGATCCGAATTAAACTGTCCTGTATCGTGAGAATCCGACTTCGACTCGTAATCTGTCGTTAACTTACCGCGAACGTCTGCAGTAAGGAAACCCCAATTGATCAGTGACTTGTCATGGTTCATTGTATCGATAATATCGATATAGTTACCAAGACCAGTAAACCAATCATTGAGCCAAGTCCACGGAACTAAATTATATATATCCGTGATCCTGGGATAGATTCCTAGCTTATCAGCATACAAGTGATGCTTAAAGCTGGGCAAGTTAACATCGGGAAATCGAAAATTCGCATTGACTACCATGCGAAGCTCGGTTTCACGTTCTATTCTCGAAGAGACTAGAGCGCTGTATTCCCCTGTTAACACGTCGTGTGAGAAGCCAGAGACGCCCGTAGAGGCCGAAGAAAACTTTCTCTTCGTTCTATACGTTGTATCTTTCCCATTTCGGGCTAGTAAGAAGTTTATCTTCTTACTAATCTTACCGGGGGCTTTCAACAAGTCAATGGTATCTTTTACGGTTTGCTTCCAACCAAAGTGGTACGCTATGTACTCTTTGGGAATATCATCTATAACTGTCTTGAAACTCCTAATTTTCGAGACAAGCTTTGATGGTATTTTAAGGACGCTTTCCAAGTTGCGCAGATTCCTCGTCGTTTCATGTAAAGAAATGATAGTACGATGAATATCACGCAGCTCAACGAGGTTCCGAAAGAACGTATAATCACGATGTTCCGGCAAGAGGCCGGTATACATCCCAAGGCCTTGTTTGGCCATGAGAGTATTCGCGATCGTATGCTCACTAAGAACCAAGTTATCAAAGGTACTTTTTGACAGCGTTGATGCAGGGCCTACAATTGAATACCGCTTAACTTCCCGATCTATTGCTATTTCGGGAAGTGAAGGAGGCGTTCTATCTTTGTAGACGTACGATGTACGAATCGTAGTGAATTGTCGACCCGGAACATTACGTACGCTAGAAAACTTGTCTAGCGTGCCGGTGTCCGAGTTAACAAGCCGCGTCCTTTTCGTAGTATCGATGATCTTGTCCAACAGTGCAACTTGATTTCCCTGATTACCAGAGTCATGGAAGTGCACAGTAGGATCCGTAGCAAGCGGGCCCCATCTACCAGGAATATTGTCCCAATTAGGGACACTGGCAGTATGATCGCTCCACTTGTCAAGGTGAAGAGTACGAGTAAGTAAAACATTATTCGTACCCCTATACCTTGTACGGTTAGCTGGCGTTACAACCCCGGTCGAAGTCTTAAAAGAACTCAGTGGGTCAATAGCAAACGCTATTGACTTTATGAGGGAATAAGGCATCAACCGGTAGACGAACAGCTCAAGACCCCTTGCATCAGCAGCATTCTTATCGATGTGGTACTCATAAAATTTATGAGGGTCATACCCTTCTGGGAGGCCACGCGTATCAAAACGTGGTTCAATAGTTGGGTTTACCATATCGAAAGAATCTCCGTACTGGTGTGCAATAGGAAGGGTTCGCTTAACCTACGAACCCTAGTTTGCTAACTTTAGCAAACAGATCCCCCCGTGAGGGGGG